AGGCCCCCATGAGACCCGTCAGACGTCTTTAGCCCGAACAGCGCGGCAAGCGGGCCTGTCCCCATCAAGGCGGCCTCAAGCGCGGCATCCGAGATAGCATCGGCCAGCCGTTTCATTGCGGCGGCGAAGGAATCCGCCCCCCGAACGGCGTTGAACAGGAGCCCGGAAAGCCCGGCCGTGATCTCCTTGGCCCGTTCCTTCTCATCGTTGAGTTTCTTGACCTTATCCATCGCCTCGACATAGGCGTTGGCTTCGGCCTTGATCGCATCCACCAATGCCGGCGTGATCGCTATATTGGACTCGCGGGCCTTGGCAATGAGCACCTGGGTGATCTCGTAGCGCTTCGCCGCGGACTCTGCCATGCCGAAGGTGGCGGCCTCGATTTCGAGCGCCTGGGTCTTCTCGCGGATGGATTTGATTTCGCTTTCAAAGGCGGACGTTTTTGTTGTCCGCTTCGCTTTCCGCGCCGCCGCCTCAGCCTCATTCCTGTCAACAACGGCCATTGCCGCATTGAATTTTGCAATAACCGAATAAGCCTCACCAGACACCCTAGCAAGGTTGCTTACCTCAAAGGCCGTTGCTTTAATACGATTCCTCTCTCGATCGAATCGGCTCAGGCCTTTGTCAACGAATACATCTAGTTTTTCCATACCCTTTTGGAAAGCTTCGTGGCCGGCAATAGCTATCCCATCAAGAGCGTTTCCCAGGGCCGCAGCCGCCCTGGCCGCCTTGGCGGTTTCTTCTGTCGTCTTGATAACGTCCCCTATAAATGTTTTAAGGGCGCTATCGCCTTTCACTCCTATACTTGAAATGATCTCCCGGAACCTCAGAATATCCGGCTCTCCATCTTTCATTGATTGCTGTAAGGCCTCGACGGCTTGCTTGATCATCAGAAAGTTTGATTCCTCTCCTGTCGGCGATACACGAACAGCGTGGCCCAGCCTGGCCATTGAGGGCGCCCGCGATATACGCCGCTCAAGGCGGTCATATATTTCCTCGATATCAGCGACGAGCTTTTCTGTTTCCTTCCTGATCCTCTCCGCCGATCTAATGCCCTCGGCCTCGATCGCGAGCCGGATGACGTCCTTGCTTTTTGCGATGTATTCCTCGGCCCCCTTGGCGGCATCCCCATAGGCTTCTTTCAGATCGCTGATGATGGATTCGTGCCTTTTCAGAACCTCCTCGGCCTTGTCCCCCTCGTTCGTCATGATTGAAAAAAGCTTGCTGAGCCCGCCGGCCAGGACGGAGACTCCGATGATCGCCAAGGTGATCGGATTGATCATGGATTTGAAAGTCTGGCCGATCATTCCGAGCCCGCCCCGAATCGATGTCTGGCCGGTCTGCGCAAAAATCTGCTGCATCTGCATTCCCTGCTGCATCAAAATGGTGAACGGGGATTGCCCGGACGCAAACCCAACGGCTATGTCGTTCAACTGGTAACTCATGTTGAGCGAATGAGCCCTGGTGGCATTTACTGCTCTGCCGGTGGCGGCAACTTGCCCGGTCATCTTATCGGCGGTCGTCCCGGCCCTGGTGTGCGCGGCCGACATCTTGTCCAAGGCGGCCTCGCCCTTCTCAAGCGGGCCGGTGTTGACGGCATAGGACAGGGTTGCAATGTCGACCATCAGGCCTTCTCCGCTGCGATCCTCAATCTCTCATAATCAATACGCTTGATTATCTGGATTTCCTCCCCTAACGGGGTCCGGCCGGTAAGGGTCGCCCAGGCAAGAATCTCGGTATATGTTATCCCGGTAGGGCCAAATCCGCTATTCCCCCTTGTCCTTTCCAATTCAACGAACCACACCCAGAGATAGATAGCCTCGGGCGGGAGCGGTGCGGGGTGCAGTTGCGGCTCCCGGTATTCCGGGTCCTTTTTCTGCCTCGTCTTCTCGGCCTGCCTCAGGTGCTCCCTGGCCGTGGCACCGGATACGATTTTCTCCAGTTCAAATTCAGCCCGGGCAAACTCAAGGAGCGGCTCGCTCAGGCGGTGATAAAATTTGCCCGGCGCTCTGAAAATGTGAGGACCTGTTCGCAAAGCCAGGGCTGATCGCGGAATATCGTGCGCTTGATCTCGGTGGTGCACGGGGGGTTCTGTTCCCCCCGATACTCGAGATTTTTCCACTCGATCACGGCGGCGGCAGCTTGGTTGATTCGCCCCGCCTCGGCCCGCTCGACCGTCGCTGTCTGCCCATCCTTGATGGTATCGTTGACCGTCTGTCTCGTCGCGTCCATGACGCGGGGATGGTCCGCCGAAAGAACGATCATGGTGACCGGGGTGCCATCATCATTCACGAGCGGCGCCCCATTGCCGGGGTGCTTGACCGCCATCAAAGCACCGGCATGATCGCCAGCATTCAATTTCGATAGATCCATTTTCATCTCACAAATTAGGCGCCCCCGGCCAGGAGCGCCCTTGATCAATACCGAAATTCGGACCGAATATCTAGGCCTTGGTGATCTGGAGCGCCGAGCCGATCGAGGCATCCAGCAAAGCGGCAAAGGGTAGCGTGATGAGCCGCGCGCCCTCGCCGGCAACAGGACGGTCGGCATCGGTGAACTTGGTCCGCTCCATCCGGAACTCCATGACGTTGCCGCCGGGGTCGGTCATGTTGAGAATGATCGGCGTTATGGATTCGCCGAGAAACCGGTTGATCCAAATCTGATCCTCGAAATGCGCCGTTAATTGCCCGGTAACGCGGCCCCGGCCGTACTGGAGATTGAGCGGGGTTTGCTGGCCGACCGAGAAATTCGGGCTAATCCCGTTTTCGATAGTCATCTCAAATGCAGTAATCGACGCGATCTCGGTTCCTGTTTCGCCCTCGTTGTCGAAAATCGACCCATTCCAAGAATCAAATGGCTGGTTTGTGGAGGCGGCAACCGCCGTTCCGCCGCCGGTAGATGTCGTGAGGGCGGCGGCGTTCGTGCCCACCATGGCGAAACTCGCCGTAACGATGGAATTTGGCGCGGCCGAGAGGCGCATCGTGGTGCAAAGCATGTCCTGGTACATCTGGTATTCGTCGATGTCCAGTTGGCCATCCTCGATCGATAGATATTGGGGGGTGACCCCAATGGTAATCGAGTCGGTGCCAAAGGTGCTGAAAAGCGCCGCCTCGATCAAATCGTCGTGGTCCGCGAAGCAAAGATCAACATCGATCGGCCCCATTGCGTGCCGGCCGCCGTGCCGCAGATCGGAGACCTCCCGATCGGCCCGGATCTCCTGACTCTCAAGCGTGGCGATCGGCACTTTCAGCCCGTGGGTGTTGTACCTCAGCTTGGTAAAATTCCCGGTAGCGACTGTGCCGAGGACGGTCTGCTTCTTGTAAAGCAGCTCAGACCGGCTGCCCTGTGCTGTGTCGGCGGTAGCCATGGTGGGCTCCTTCTAAGGGACAGCGGACGATTCACATCGCTCGCAAGGGCCTTGCCCAGGGGCCTTTTCCAAGGGCGCTGATCAATCTCTACCACATCAATAAGATTGTGAGTAGAGATACCATCCTATCGAAACAGGACAGCGAACCCAATCGGATTCGATCTGCCGCCGCACTCTCTCCGCGAACCGAATCCGCACAGCGTTTGTATTCTGCGTCAAGGCGGTTGCGACGTTGAATGCCTCCTTGACGGTATCGGCCATCGTTTCAGCCGGCCCCAGGCCGCCCTTGGCCGGATAGACCAGGGTAACAATAAACAGGCCGGAATGATAAATCAGATGGCTCGATCCCATTGTGTTCGGCCGGCCCGAACTGTGAACCACCTGATAATCGACAAAAGGCGTCCCCGAAACGGGAACATACGGAACCCCCTCATCGGCAATGGCCGGAATGCCCGACACGGCCTTGAGGTTGGTCACCAGGGCCCCCCGAATATCATTGCTGATGCTCATCGCTTGATGACCCTATTGGCCGCCGCCTCGGCAAAAATCTGCGCCTTTGCAAGCGCGGCATTCACGGTGTGGCGTCCGGTTTGGTTGTAGGCCCTGCCGAGGGAATCCCGCCCGACAAACCCGAGTTCGACACGGCGGGCGTATTTAGCAAAATTCGCATGATGAATCGTGTCTCCGACCTTCATGCCATACGCCACCAACATCGCTTGGGCAATAGGGCTGGCATTCCCGTTGAACTTGCCAACTGGCATTCCATTGATGGCGGTATACCAAGAGCGCTGGAGATTGCCGGTTATTTTCGGTGTGGTCCGCACGACCTCCTCGAAGATGTCTTGCGTCGTCTCGATAGCAACCGCCACGCCATTCTCCTTGGCCTTGGCGACCCACTTGCTGATATCAATGTCCCACGATGCGCTCATGTCAAGCCCAAACTAGAGCGGGTGTTTTGATCGTTGCGAAATCCGTATTGTAGACCCGGCCCCAAGTCAAATCGCGCCCGGCAGGAATATTGATGTTATCGATGTCGCCTTTTGTCGCCACGGAACCGATCGTCAAATCATCCACCGCCTTACCGGTTGCCAAATCTCCCATGAGTCGAATGTTGTAATACACGCCCGGCAGATATCCTTGCTTCGGGTCGTGGTACGAGACTGCGATGTAAATTGGTTCGCTCGCCATAAACCGCCCAGTATGTGTTGCATAATCGTATAGATGTTCTCCGTCCGGGCCGAGGAATTCTAAGCCCAACTCTGTTAGAAGCTTGTCAAAGTTTGCCTCCGACTTAACGTGCGCGCCTATGTCTACAATTGGTGTCATGATGTTAGTGTGTTCAGTGCAGTTTGATTGTTGTAAGTTGGAAGGCAAATAATATGTCTTATAAACCCAGTCGCTTTGTTGGAATTGTTGACTTGCCTACCTATCTTATGTGACGCATAACTGGACATGTCTGGCATATCTACACCGGTTGTATCTTCTGTTCCGTTAGTAGCACCATTCAGACTCAAGACACTGCTGTCTTGTTTAATGGAATATCCAACAGTCTCCCATTGATCTGCAACGATGGAATCATTTGTGCCATAATGTAGGTTGTCTGTTGTCTTCCTGGCCCACTGTAAGGGTCTATCTCCCCCTGACGAGAGTCTATGAACAATGAAATTAGAACCGTCCGCTTGTACCTCTTGAAAAGTTTTCTCTCCTTTAGTCGCATCCTGCATATAAAGTTCATTTACAATAGTTAATTCTGCCGCATCAAACGTTACTGTCGGCATTACAAGATTAACGGAGGTAATAGAAGCCGAAGAACTTGTTGTTAACACTGGCGGCCCAGGGTGTGTAAAAGAATCAAGCTGGGACTTAGAAAAATCTACTTCAATAACATCACCACTTGTCGCGATTTTAACACCAACCACGGGGTTGGTAAGCGCCGCAACGTTAATGTAGTATAGTGCCCACGAACCGGTAATGGTTTTTTCTGTTTCTGACCCACCTCCATCACCATCAGCGGTGATATAGATGCTACCTGTTCCCGTAACCCGCCTCATCCACACACTAAATGTCGTGTCTTGAGAAGCGTGAGTTATCGTTTGAAGTATTGTTGCATTGGCCGCATCGGCTGTTAGAGTTGTAGCCGTATTGGCAGATCCATCAATGCCAGTTGCATCAAGGGCAGTCGACATATTAGAAACAGGCC